CGTCGAATGTGATTGTTCAGCCGGATGAATCCATTATCGTATATCCAAACCCGGATAAATCTTACACGATTACGGCTGATTACTGGAAAACTCCAACGAGGATGTCTGCCAATACAGATTCGTCCTCAATACCTTCCCAGTACCATCGAATTATTGTTTCGCGTGCGAAAACAATGTGGGCTGAGAGGGAAGAGGCACCGGAAATTCTTTTGGCTTCATCCGCAGAGTATTCAGATATTCTTGATAAGTTGGAGGCGCAGTCTCTCCCAGATCAGAGACTGAGAAGACTCAGCAGTATCGATACGAACGAAGTTATTCAGGTAATGTAATGCCAAATATTTATTCTGATACTATTAGTCGGAGTAATTTTCCAGCGTCGTCCATGCGGGCGAAATACTTTGCTTTTGAGGGTGGGGAAATTCTTACCGACCCCGCTTTGTCAGCACCTCCCGGCAGTCTTTTGTACGGGAAGAACTATGAGGTTTACCCGGAGGGCGGTTATCGTCGTATAGATGGATTTGAGCGATACGATGGGCGGACAAAGCCATCCGAAAGCATCTACTGGATACTTGAGTTTCAGACCGGAACTACTGCGACAGTAGATACAAATATAATTACCGGCTCTATATCCGGCGCCACCGCTGAACTTGTTTCTACTTCAGTCGTAGAAAGTGGTTCTTACGCTGGCAATGATGCAGTTGGATATATGGTGATTGCTCTACTCACGGATAGTTTTCAGGTGGGAGAGAATATTCAAGTCAGTGCCTCGACGGTTGCGGTAGTAAAGACGGTCGAAAAGTCTCTTGGAGCATCAACAGATGCCCTCGATGCTACATATTCTCAGGCTTCTATAGAAAGGGCGAGATCAAAGATTGGGACTGTAACCGGATCAGGAGCGATCCGTGGAGTCTGGGTATATAACGGAGTCACTTACGCATTTAGGAATAATGCTGGCGGTACGGCGTGCATTATGCACAAGGCTTCCGCTGCCGGATGGTCTGAGGTTGATCTTGGTTCATATATAAAGTTTGACCGAGGCAGTGAAGCCTTTTCAGAAGGCGACACGATAAAACAGAACGGGACAAACACTACAGCCATTGTCAGGCGCATAGTCGTAAGGGCGGGAACTTACGCTATTGTTGATGCCGAAGGGTTGTTTGTTCTTTCTGACGTAAAGCATGGCACGGCCTCCGCAACAGTAACCGCAGGCGGCTCCGGTTATTCAACCGCCCCGACAGTGACCTTTACCGCCGCACCAGTTGGCGGCACTACTACCGCAGGCACGGCCACGGTATCTGCCGGTGCTGTTACCGCGATTAATATTACAACGAAAGGTTCTGGGTATCTAACCGCCCCAACCATTAGCTTTGGTGGCCCCGGAACAAGCGCTGCTGCAACAGCAGTACTAGATGCGTTTGCCGATAATCAAACGCTCTATAAATATGACACTACCTTGTCTAGCGGGATTAACGCTTCAGTTACGGTTATTCCTGTAACGGATGTAACAGATTTTCCTGACGCCGGGACTATCGCCATAGGGGCGGAACTAATAACCTACACCGGGAAAACCGGTTCAACGAGTCTAACTGGTTGCGTTCGTGGGTCTCACGGCACTACAGCGGCATCACATTTGTCCGCTGCGGTTGTTTTCGCCCACAGGGCTTTATCGAACGAGGCGCGGGTAATTGTTACGTTGGTCCCTAGCGGTCGATATAAGTTTGTCAACTACAACTTTGGAGGAAGCGCCACAACCAACAGGATGTATGGGTGTGACGGATTCAATACAGCATTTGAGTATGACGGAACATACTGGGTTCCAATCTTTACTGGAATGTCGGTCGATACTCCGGTGCATATTGCTTCGCATAAGAAGCAACTGTTTCTGGCCTTTCATAAAGGCTCTTTGCAGCACTCCGGTATAGGTGAGCCATATTCTTGGACGGTTATAAGTGGTGCGGCAGAACTTGGGACTGGTGATGAAATTACCGGGTTACAGGTTATGCGTGGTGATGCGATGGCTATATTTAACCGCAATCGCACTTACATACTTTATGGAACCAGTAGCCTCGATTGGAATCTAAAAACATTCTCCAATCAGTCTGGAGCGGTTGAACACACTATACAAGACCTGACTGAGATCATTTATCTGGACGACAGAGGTGTAACAAACCTGTCTGCTGTAAATGCTTTCGGCGATTTTGCAATATCGTCTTTGAGTAAGAAGATAAAGCCTGTTATTGACTCAAAGATTGGCACGTCTATTGCATCTGTAAGGGTTAGGTCAAAAGGGCAGTATCGGTTGTTTTTTACTGACGGCTCTGCCATCTACGGAACGTTTGCCGGGAACAAACTTGCTGGCTTTATAAGGGTTGATCTTGGGAAAGTGGTTTATACCGTTTGTTCGGCAGAGGACTCAGATGGTAACGAGATTTTATTTTTTGGATCGGACGATGGATACGTTTATCAGATGGACAAGGGTACATCGTTTGATGGCTCAAAAGTGGAAGCGATGTTGCGGTTATCTTACTACCACTACGATACGCCAACCAGAAATAAAAGATTTAGGAAGATTCATTTTGAAATGTCGGCAGATACAGATGTTACTCTGAAATTTGTTCCGGCATATTCATACGACGATCCGCTTGTTCCCGCCGCTAGGGAGCAGTCAGTATCTATTAGCGGCGGCGGCGGTTATTGGAACATTCATAACTGGAACACATTCAACTGGAGTTCCGCTGTCATTTCCACAGCAGAGAATAATATAGAAGGCGTGGGAACGAACATGGGGTTACTCATTCTTTCTGAGGCTACATATGAACAGCCGCATACATTGCAGGGAGTAACTGTGCATTATTCGCCACGGAGGATTAGGCGCTAAATGGCTAACGATTATTATACAAGACAAGGTTCCTATACGCAGGGAACCCTAGCGAGAGGCGACGTTGTTAAGTCGGATTTTGATGCGCTGGTTACTGCTTGGGATACTGGACAAACCAATCTCAAGCGGGCGCTCAAACTTCCAGATGAAGGCTCTCCCCAAACGGACTTTGCAATAACCGCAAACGCCGCAACTAGGGCGACTAAAGCATTGGGGTTTGATTCCGCTGGCGCTCTGGAGTTGCAGGCCGGTGTGGGCAGTTGGGAAGGAACTTGGGCAACATCAACAGCATATACCTTGAGGGATGTGGTTGTTGATGGCGCGGCAGGTGCCAACACAGACAACCTGTATATATGTATTGTCGCCCACACTTCAGGCACATGGGCAACAGACTTATCCGCCGCAAAGTGGGAATTGATGATCAATGTTTCTGAGGCACGCGAGTGGGCGCGTAAGACTACCGGAATCGTCGATTCTACCGATTACAGTTCCAAGGCTTGGGCTATAGGGGGAACGGATGTAACGGACACAGCAAGTCGTGGCGCATCCAAAGAGTGGGCCATCGAGACTTCTGGAACTGTTGATACATCCTCTTACTCAAGCAAAGAATATGCACAAGGAACTCAGGCATCTACGGGCGGTTCATCGAAGGACTATGCGCAGAAAACAAATGGAGGAGTTAGTGGGGCAACATCAGATCACTCTTCCAAGGCATGGGCCGTGGGTGGTACGGGCGTCACCACAACAGCCTCTAAGGGTGCTGCTAAAGAATGGGCGACGGGTGTCTTAGTTGATACCGCTGAATATTCCGCAAAAGAATATGCCATAGGTACTACTGTAGCGGCTGGTTCGGCTAAAGATTGGGCTATGCAAGCGAGTGGGACAGTCGATGGGTCTTCCTACTCCGCAAAATATAATGCCGATGCCGCCGCGACATCAGCTTCGGCTAGTTCGACATCAGCTTCGGCTAGTTCGACATCAGCTTCTGCCAGTTCGACGAGCGCGACTGCCGCTGCAAGTTCAGAAACTGCCGCTGCAAGTTCAGCAACTGGTGCCGCAAGTTCAGCCACTGCCGCCGCCGCTAGTTATGACTCATTCGATGATCGGTACTTAGGAGTCAAAAGCGCGGACGTAGCCGTTGATAACGACGGCAACGCTTTGGTTGATGGGGCTTTATATTTTAATACGACCAACAATGTAATGATGGTCTACGACTTGGGTGGTACGACTTGGAATAGAACCACACCAACCACATCTGACCAGACTAAGATCAATACGGTCAGCGGGATTGCAGCTAATGTAACGACAGTTGCTGGAATCTCGGCTAATGTAACGACAGTTGCGGGTATCTCAGCTAACGTAACGTCGGTTGCAGGCGATGCGACGGATATTGGTGTGGTTGCCGGTGCAATCTCTCCAACTGACAATGTTGGAACGGTTGCCACGAATGTCGCTAATGTTAATTTAACGGGCGGCTCCATAGCGAACGTCAACCTAACAGGCGGATCAATAGCCAACGTTAATACAGTAGCCGGGTCAATCGCTGATGTTAATCGTTATGCTAACGAATACACGATTAGCGCATCAACACCGGTTGGCCCATCTACGGGTGACTTGTGGTACGACTCTACGGCTAATGTTCTCAAATATTACAACGGGACATCGTGGGCGGCACTTGCTGGTGACACTGATGTTCTTGTTGGGGTGTCCGCAAACGACAGTACAGCGGGATACTTAAATGGGAAACTTGTTGGTGGGACTGGTGTGACACTAACAGAAAACAACGATGGGTCTAATGAGTCATTGACCATCACATTTGCGGACAATTCAATACCGATGGCAATAGCGCTTGGATAAAATTATGGAACACACACATGAGTTACAAACTTACACTGCGGAGTTGACGTATGGCTAATGACTTTATTAACGCAGGGAAGAATCTTACAAATAGTACCCGGACGGATGTGTATCAAATAACCGGCTCTGGTAATACTGCGGTAGTGCATTCAGTCACTGTGGCCAACACTCATGGCACAAGTTCTGTCGATGTAACGCTAGAAGTATACGATAACAGCACTACAACGTATTTCCCGGTTACCTCAACTGTCCCGGTTCCGGCGGATTCTACCCTTGTACTGGAAAACGTGAAATTGAATTTAGAACAGGATGACAAGATATGTGCAACATCCTCTAACGGTAGTGGGAACTTAACAGTTTTCGCATCAATACTGAAGATATCATAATGTCATATTTAGGCGCGACGCAACTTAAAGCAAGTGATATTAGGAATGCTGGCCCGACGACTGCCAGCGGCGGGGAAACTTATGTAGATGCCGCTTGGAACGCTCCGAATATTCAATCTCTATTGCTTATTATAAATGGCATTAAGCAGGCAACGGATGCGTATACGATAGGCGGGACTCCTACAAGATTAACGTTTGTTGGTTTTACGCTCACCGCTGGTGACGTTTGGGAAATTATAGGCATCAATGATGTTGGCCAAACGGTAACCCCTGCTGATGGAACGGTCAATCTTGCAAAGATGGATGCAGGGACTGTTACTTCTGGATACTTCCTAAAGACTGACGGAAGTTCTCTTTCTTGGTCTGAAGTTAGTAGCCCAACCGTAGGCGACATCACCACAGCGAATAACTTTTTCCAGAACTGGAATACAATCGATACAAACACAACTAGCACGTTCGCTACAACTATTAACGCCGCAATCATTGGACCAATAAGTGTTACAGGTTCTTATGTTTGGACTGTGAACGGCACTTTGAACATCCTTTAGGAGTTAAACATGGCAAGTAAAATTTTAGTAGACGAACTGGCACCGCAATCACACGCGACAGACGTTACGATTACGACAGGTAAAAAGATTGCTGGGGCTAACACTCAGTTCAAGATGACAGGGGGTGTTGCATCTAACATCATTGAGACAGATGGAGCAGGTAATTTATCATTTGTTGCCCCAACCGTCGGCTTGTCTAACGCTTGTCAGTTTAGATTGATTGCAGATTTCACAGGTGCCGCCAATCCAATTACTAATTGGGAGTTGATGGATAACCCGCTAGGACAGGG